TTCCGCAGGAGCCGCAATAACGACGGGTCAATACAACACTGCCATAGGTGGCCTAGCACTAGACGCCAACACAACAGCAAGCAACAACACTGCTGTAGGTTATGCATCGCTTGGCACTAATACCACTGGACACGGTAATTCCGCAGTCGGAACAAACGCTCTACAATCTAACACCACAGGAACCGATAATACTGCGGTGGGTCTTTATGCTTTATTAGGAAACACCACAGGACTTGGTAACTCAGCAGTCGGTAGAAGTGCTTTAGGTGCTAACACTACAGGCTCAGGTAACGCGGCATTTGGTGCTTATTATATCGGCAATGTTACTGCTGCAATGTCTCAAAACACTACAGGTGCGAGTAACTCAGCATTTGGTGCAGGTGCTTTGGCGGCTAACACCACAGCATCTAACAACACTGCTGTGGGTTATAACTCTTTAGGTGGTAATACCACAGGTACTGACCTTGCCGCTGTGGGAAGAAACGCTTTAAGTGCAAGCACCACAGGGGTAGCTAATACTGCGCTCGGAGCTGAAGCGGGGTATAACACCACCACAGGCGGCTACAATACTTTCTTAGGAAAAAGCTCTCATGCTGACGCGGCAGGTAACAGTAACTGTGTTGTCATAGGCTATAACGTTAGTGGCGCGTCTGACTACACGACTATAGGCGATGGCGCTAATGACATAAGAGCCGCACACGGCGTAGCAACATGGGCTACAGTATCCGATGAACGCTACAAGAAGGACATCACAGACTCTACCGCAGGACTAAGCTTTATCAATGCTCTAAAGCCTCGCACTTGGAACTATAGGACACTAGGCGAACTCCCAGAAACCTTCAGCGCCTATGAAGAAGGCTCCACTGAAGTATTCAAAAACACACAAACTAACCACGGCTTTATAGCCCAAGAAGTTAAAGTAGCTATTGATGCTGATAGCGGCTTGAAGGACGGCTTTAGACTCTGGGACGACAGAGAAGATGGCTCTCAGGAAGTAGCAGAGGCCGCACTAATACCAATCTTGGTTAAAGCTATACAAGAACTCACCGCAAGACTCGAAACCTTAGAAGGATAAATAAAATGGAACAGGACAGAACAGCAGAACAACTAGCACAAGACTACTTAGCAATGGGTGATAGCATTGAGCTTATAACATCTATTATCGCCGGAGACTCTATGGCAGATAATGATGCCGCAGACCGTCAAGAATGTGTTGATCGTAATGTGCAGCATCTAGAGCTTATGGTAGCTAAAGAAGATTGGGGCAGCGAAGACATGGCCGCAGTAAACGGAGCTATTTTAGCGGGCAAAGGATACGCCGCAGAATGAGTATCATATTAAAAAGCCTCAAATCTAAGACCGTACAGTTTAGTATAGCCCTCGCAGTCCTGAGCATCCTTCAGGGCTACGTTGGGTTCTTACCTGTGTCACCAGCAGGTCAGGCGGCGGTAGGTTGCGTCATAGCTTCCTGCGTCACTGTGCTGCGATTCGTAACCACCACCGGCATAGCCGACAAGTAAATTTAACCAACCAACTAAAGGAAATTATCATGGGCGAGAAAAAAACAAACCCTATTGAAGTAAATGGCGTTGAGTACACTTTTGAAGACATGACCCCGCAGCAACAGGCAATGATTAACCACTGTAATGACCTAGATAGAAAGATCAAGTCCACCCAGTTTAATTTAGACCAGTTGTCTGTAGGGAAAGATGCTTTTGTTAATATGCTGGTTGCTGACTTAGAGACTGAAACCCCCGAAGAGAGCTAACCACTATGATTGACCCTATCAGCGCCGTTGCCATGGCTACCAGTGCCTTTAAAATGGTACAAAAGATGGTATCCGCTGGCCAAGAAATCGAAAACACTCTTGGGCAGGTTGGCAAGTGGTACGGCGCTGTTAGTGATTTCAACGAGGCGAAAAGGCAAGCAGAAAACCCTCCTCTGTTTAAAAGGTTAGTGGCATCCAAGTCTATAGAGCAAGAGGCTATGGAGATGTTTGCCAATAACAAGAAGATCCAGCAGCAAGAAAAAGACCTCCGTGAACTGCTTATGTACTCCTACGGAGCAAGCGCGTATCAGGAGCTATTGAATATGCGCAGGAAGATAAAAGATCAGCGAGAGAAGACCGTATATGCTCAGGCGCGAAGGCGTAAAGCTTTTATCTGGAATAGCGTTGCTTTGTCTGTAATTGGTGGTATGGGGTATGTTTTGTACCTAATGATTAAAGCAGTTACAATGTAGGATAATTCACTCCTAACTTAACTTACGGCCTTAATATGATTGAATCAAGCAAAGAAGTTTTAGATGTAGCCGCAGGATCAACCGCTTTACTAGCAATGGCTGCATGGCTTCCACCAGTTTCTAGCTTGTTTGCGATTATATGGTTTGCTGTAAGAATATGGGAGTCGGATACAGTCAGAGGATGGAGTAACCGAGATGTTAAGTAGTCTTATAGCGCCAGTAGCCAGCTTGCTAGATAAATTCATTCCTGATGCAGACACAAAACAGAAAATAGCGCATGAAATTGCAACAATGTCACAGAAATATGCGCAAGAAACTGCAATGGCTCAAATTAAACTCAATACCGAAGACGCTAAAGGCAACTGGTTTCAATCTGGATGGCGACCCGCTACAGGCTGGGTTTGCGTGTTAGGCTTTGGAGTTAACTTCTTAGTATCCCCGCTGCTGGCAGGCTTTGGCGTGGACATACCGCAAGCTGATACCGCTACAATGTTACCTGTATTAATGGGGATGCTTGGGCTAGGCTCACTTAGAACTGTTGAAAGAGTAAAAGGGAAGGGCAAATAATGGCTAAAGCTACGAAGAAAAAACAAGAAGGCTACTTCAGATCCAAAGAGCTGGCCTGCAAATGCGGCTGCAATACAATCGAATTTGATCTGGGGTTTTTGGCGACCCTAAATGCTATCCGTGAAGAGTGCGGGTTCCCGCTTGTTATCTCGTCTGCTTACAGGTGCCCACTACACCCAATAGAAGCCCGCAAAGAAGCTCTAGGCGCTCACGCTTACGGTAAGGCGGTCGATGTGTTGTGCTCAGGAGAAAGGGCGTTAGAAGTGATTAGGGTGGCTCAGGCGCACGGCATTAAAAGAATAGGCATCCAGCAAACAGGCGGCGGTAGATTTATACACCTAGACGCCTGCACCGAAGAGGACGGCTTTCCTAGCCCTGCGCTTTGGTCATACTAATTACCCGACAAGACTAGCAGCCCCTTAATCGGGGCTTTTTTGTTTCTAATACTTTACATTGAGCGCAGTTAGGTATTACAATCTTCTTGCTGATGCAGTTTCTCTTAGTGGTTAAACGGTTCTAGCATTGTAAGTTATATGATTATCGTGCAGGTTTTCATATTCTTGATAACGGTTGCTGCAAACAACTTCTATCAAACCAAGACCCTCAACACATTGGCGTGTGTTGGGGCTTTTTTTTGCCTTTATTTTAGCTATATGTATTATAAGGCTTTACATTGTAAAGAGAAACGGGCATAGTGAAGTTCAATTAAACGAAGGGGAACATAATGGAACAAAAGAAGACGGTGGACTTTGCTCAGATTTATGCCTACGTCACAGGCGAAATGCATTGCAAACAGGGTGAGGAGGCCTTAGCTGACCAAGATGAACACTACTACAGGGGCTACAGTGACCGTTACTATTACGAACAAAGCCAAGGGGCAGTGAAATGAAAACATCAGAACAGATAAACGAGCTGGCAGCAGCTTTATGCAAGGCACAAGGCGATATGGGTGGAGCGGTTAAAGATTCAGCTAACCCTTTCTTTAAGTCTAATTATGCGGATTTAACCTCAGTTATTAAGGCGATCAAGCAGCCATTTGCTGACAACGGGCTAAGCTATACGCAGTTCCCTATTAACAGTGAAGACAGGATTGGCGTAGAAACCAGGCTAATGCATAAGTCGGGCCAGTGGCTTGAGATGGATTACACCTTGCCGACTGTTAAGAAAGACCCACAAGCAGCGGGCGCAGCCATAACGTACGCTAGGCGGTACGCTTTACAGTCAATGGCTGGCATTCCAGTAGCGGATGACGATGCAGAGTCGGCAATGATTCGCGGGGACGATAAGATAGTTGTAAGCAAAGAGCAGGCCGTTTCTATTGAAAAGCTGCTTGATGAGTCTGGCGCTGATCGCAATAAGTTTTGCGGATGGCTAAAGGCTGCTTCGGTTGATCACATTCTGGCCGTCCACTATGACCGCGCAGTTGCGGCGCTACAGGCTAAGTTGTGATTACCCTTGATAATCAACAGGGGTCGCCCGAATGGTTAGCTGACCGGCTGGGAAAGCCATCTGCCAGTAACTTTTCCAAGCTGGTTACAGGTGCAGGCAAGCCGTCATCTTCTGCTGAAAAGTATATTGATTTGCTTGTGGCAGAGCGCCTCACGGGAAAGTCTGAGCCTTTTTATGTGAATGACCACATGGCAAGGGGTAACGAGCTAGAGCCAGAAGCGCGGGAAGCCTATGAGTTTATATCAGGAAACGCCGTCACAGAGCATGGGTTTATTCTGGATGACTCTGAAGAGTTTGGATGTAGTCCTGACGGGCTGGTTGAAGGTGGGGGTCTGGAAATTAAATGCGCTGCGCAGAGTACGCACGCGGGTTATATGAGAGATCCACAGATAGCTGTTAAGAAATACTACCAGCAGATTCAGGGGTGTATGTGGGTATGCCAGCGCGAGTGGTGGGACTTATTTCTATACCACCCAGAACTTCCGCACGTTTTAGTGAGGGTAGAAAGAAACAACGATTTTATCGAAGCCATGGCCGTTGAAGTAAATGCGGCTGTTAATGTAATTTTAAACCAAGTGGAGAAACACCAATGAGCATAAGCATTACAGGAAAGCTAAACAAAGCAGCTAATAAATTCCAAGCTGGCGACAGTAAGGGTTTCGGAGTTCGGTTGGGAGTTAGGTTCTACAACAGGGAGACTAAGTCGCAAGAGTATACAAATTATGAGGCCGTTATCTTTGCCAAAGAAGGTAAGCAGGCTGATTTTTACTCTAGTGCTTTGGTTGAAGGCTCAGTTATTGAGATTAGCGGGACAGGCTGTCAGATTAAGACCTTTGAAAGCAGTAATGGGCCAGTACATAGCATCTCTATTCTTGATGCTAAGTTAGGCTATATGGCTACCGTTGGAGCGCCACAGCCACAAGCGCAGCAGCAACAGAGCCAGCCGCCTGTTGAAGACTTTGATACCAATATTCCGTTCTGATATAAAAAGCCCCTCTAGGCCAGAGCTTCGAGGGGCAAACCATAGGAGAAAACAAGGCAGGGGAATACCTTGCTCCCCAATAATACCACAGGTGATAAAGATGACAAATGCAGGAAAGAGCCTCAGAGTAGCCCAGGAGCTTAATAACGTTAACAGCAGTAAGTTAGCTGGCTTAATGGGTGTAAGCCGTCAGAGAGTGTTTCAGTGGCGCAAACAGGAGAATATGAAGCTACATACGGTGCAAGGGTTATGCGAGATATTTGAGCTGACCGTGGATGAGTTCTGTAAACTTTGTGAGAGATAAAAAAACCCTCCGTTTTACGGGAGGGCTTTACTTTACGCCTGGGGGGGGCGTATACTTCATGTGCGAGCAAGAAGAAAGGTAATTATAGCTATGGACTCCTATAGCGTCAACACCCCACCTTTCTTCTTATTGCAAACAATGTTTGGGCTTTAGGCTGACGGTTCCTTAAATTAAACGTCAGATACAGGGTTGACCCTCCCTACAGAGCCTCACGGTTGAATCGGTTTTTAGCTGTGAATAGTTTGGATACACGATACAGACATTTGTTTAACCGCTAAGTCGCTTTTGCCCTTAGATCTTGAATTTTACTTTTCGAAGTAAAAGGGTTTATAACACCTAAAATAAATATATATTAAAACGTATCATTTAGTGAATAATATATATAAAAGCATATTTAATTAAACATCTGGTGAGGCTTGCCGAACCGTAGGGGATACAAAATGGCCATTAAGATAAAAGGTATTGAGTTTGACAAAGAATTTAGCTTCAACATAAAGGAGCAGGATATTAAGAAAACGGTTGTCAAAATACCGCAAAAGTATTATCAAGCAAGCGCGGCATTTGAAACTATTTACGGATCAGTTGAGATTACTGGTTCTACTTTGCATGGCATCATTCAAGAACTGTTGATTCAAAATAAGCCTTTCAGGGCAGTTATTACAGATTTTATTGACGAGCTAGAGGGTGAGGATAAGGCTATTGCTTTGTCTACCCTGCATTAAACTAGAACTGTAGGAGGTTCGCATGACACAAGAAGAAAGAGTTATTAACTACTTATCAGACAACCCAAGCATTAACAGCATTCAGGCTTTAAATGAGCTTGGCATATTTAGGCTGGCATCTAGGGTGAGCAACCTAAAGAAGCAAGGCCATAAGATTACTAGCAGAATGGTCCCGGTTACTAACCGATATGGTGAAAAATGCCATGTTTCTGAATACAGCTTGGTGGCATTATGAAATGCAAAGGGGACGAAACGTGGGAGCCAAAGGACGAGGATATTATTGTCTGGCAGCGCGACTTCCCGAAGGTTGACATACACCAAGAGCTGAAAAAAATGTCTTCTTGGTGTGAGTTTAACCCCAAGAAGAGAAAGACAAAGGGTGGTATGTATAAGTTTGCTAATGCTTGGATTTTAAGAGCGACAGAGCTAGGAGGCCAAAGCCCTGCAAACATAGGCAAGCAAGCACAGGTAGCCAAGTTAGACCCAAAAGGGATCAGCATCCCTCAGATAAGCTTAAAAAATATGACAAAAGATATGGAGCTGACAGATATTAGTTGGCTAGACGGTGATGACTACCTGAATGCAAAAGAGCATTATCTTTCTGTTTACGGATTCTATTTCAACGGAAAATTGAGAAATGCGTGAATCAACTTGCAGGGCAAGAAAGGCAGGCAAGCAGCCAACCCACTATGTATTTATCGGTAGCAATGAAGCCTTGGTGACTGGGGCAACCTACACGATTCCCGAAATGGCTGCAATTGCTGGCATAAATGACAAAACCATGCATAGCCGAATGCGGGGCAAATGCGAGTTTACAGACAAGGAGGTAAGGGCAAAGAACTCAGACGGCCCAAACTTTAAAAGACCAGGATTATATAACCGCCTTGAAACTACAGACATGAAGCTGTCAGACAAATGGTTAAGGGTGAAGTTATGAACGAGGGTGACCATGTTAAATTTAAAAGCAGAAGAGATGCAGAAGCTTATATCCCTCTACTGTTAAAGCGGCTAGATAGCTGGGACTTTTCATCGCCTTTGGTGCTGAAGCTGCAACGCTGCGACCCTAAGTCAGAAGGCCAAAACAACCTATTCCATAAATGGTGCGGGGAAATGTCATCTGAGTTTATAGGAAAGGTGCCAGATGCAACGAAAGAAGGCATGAAGTTTATGATGAAAAAAATGTTTCTAGGCACCCAGACTATAACGGTCGGAAAGTATGTTTACCCAGACCAGATCATGCCGTTACCAACGCAGAAAGGTGAGATGTATCATTTTATGGAACAAGTTTATCATTGGGCAGCAAAAAGAGATGTATTATTATCCTTACCACAGTACAATGAGTTTACCGCGCTGAAACGCAAACAAGAGGAATAGCAATGGCTAAGGTAGATCCGGCGATATTATTAGAGTTTGCAACAAGTGATGTTCAGAGAGAAACCTGCCAAGCAGTAATAGCTAACGGTTCCAATACTAAGGCAGCAGCAGCGTTAGGTAAGGGGCGTAGAGTTGTTGATAAGATGATGAAGCGCCTAGAGGAAAAGGCAGCATCTAAGGCAGTAGCGCCCCATAAGAGTGTAGACCGCGAAACGATGGCAGGGTTTGAGGCTAAGAGAGTTTCAACTGCTTACAAAGAAGACGGAACCATTGCGCTTCAGTGGGTTATTCAAGAGCCAGAAAAACGCGATATGAAGGCTAAGCTTGCCTGTATGATTGAGGGCATGCAAGACGATCTAACCGGCTTTAAAACGGCTGTAAAGGCTCCCAAGAAGGTTAATTCAGACTACCTAGCCATGTATATGATGGGTGACCACCACTTTGGTATGCTGGCCGACTCTGAAGCTAAAATGTCAGGGGATGACGCTGATTGGGACGTTAAGATTGCGACCAGCATATTATTGGATTCAACTAACCGGCTGGCTTCCCGCGTAGGAGATGCAGAGATTGGCGTATTGTTGAACGTAGGCGATTTCTTTCACGCCGATTCTAGCGCCAACACCACTACCAAAGGCACTCCGGTAGATGTGGATACCCGTATAGCAAAGACCTTTAAGCTGGCTGGCAGACTGTTTCAGACGTTAATTAACAAGATGTTAGAAACACACAAAGAAGTAGTGGTTATCAATGTTCGCGGCAACCATGATTCCGATATGGCCTGCCACCTATCAAGCTGCATTGAGCTACTGTACGCCAAAGAAAAGCGCGTAAATGTCTTACAAAATTATTCTAAGTTTATTCATTACCAGTGGCACAACAACCTGTTTGTCTTTCACCACGGCGACAGAATGAAGCACGAACAGATACTTCAGGCCGTTATCAGAAACCTCGATGACGAGTGGAGCCAATCGAAAAACAGATATTGCCACCTTGGTCATATCCACCACCATACCGCCAGAGAGGTAGGGTCTATGCACTTTGAACACTGGGGTAGCCTTACTAGCACCGATCAGTGGCACTCAGACTCAGGTTACGGAGCGGAGCGATCAATGACAGCGGTTGTTTACCACAAAGATACGGGCGAAGATTCCCGCGTAAAGATAAAGGTGGGCTAATGGGTGACGTTGTGCAGTTTCCTCCAAAAAGTATGCCGCTACATCGTCAGTTTTGTGATGATTGTGCGGGTGTTCTTGAGTATTGGCTTGGTGGTGATGATATGGCTTACGGTGTATGCACTGGCTGCATGGATCTTATACCTTCAGAGATTGAATTTAACGAAGAAATGATAGGGGAATAAAGATGGTTGATCCAGACGTTAAAGATTGGGAAAGATTAAGAAAAGAAATACCGGCAGTAGAGTACAGTATTGATAAGGCCATGGCTGAATGCCACAAAAATGCGGAGGATGTGGTAAATCACCCCAGTCATTACGGCAGCGGGGCAGTAGAGTGTATTGAGGCGATTGAATCATCTATGTCCGCGCAAGCCTTTGCCGGCTACCTTAAAGGCAATTGCATGAAATACCTTTGGCGCTATAACCTAAAAGGCAAGCCGGCTGAAGATTTGCACAAGGCACAATGGTATCTAAACAGGCTAATCGATTCGGTGGAATTTGAAGATGGCCATTAAAAGGGACGCGGCCGATAAGTGGTTTAGTGACGTTGTAAGGCAGAGCGCTGGCTATGAGTGCGAACACTGCCACAAGCAAGACGGGCGCATGGAGTGTGCGCACATATTCGGCAGGGCAGCAAAGTCCGTTAGGTGGTCAATGATGAACGCTGTATGCCTTTGCCACTACTGCCATTTAACCTTCACGGCTAACCCCTTAGACTTCACCGCATGGCTTGAACAATACAAAGGTCAGGGGCATCTCGATATACTGAGAGAGAAGTGGCAGGTATTAATGAAAACCAACAAGCTGCTAAGGGCTGAGATCGCCAAGCACTATAGGGAAGAACACAAGAAGATGCTGGCTAGTGAGAGTTATGAGCCAGTCTCATATAATTGATTTTAGGAGAATTGAAAATGATATGTTGCAACAAAGAAATGGTGCCAGTTTTAGACTTTAAGCTATTTGCGCCGAGCCCATACTGCGAAATCTGTTTTGGTAGCGGTAATTTCTATCTGGGGGACGGGGAGGTTGATTCAAGTGGGTGCGATTGCATTAAAGGGTTTGGGGGAAAAAAAATGTTCCTGGAGTGCCGAGTATGCCACCTTAGGGATAATTAATTTAGCCTATATGTAAAATAAGGCTTTACAACGTCAAGTAAAAGGATCATAGTTACACCTCATTCAACGCAGCAGGGGCTACACCATGAAAACTTTAATGGCAAACAAGACTTATATCGGACGCTTCATTTGTAACAGTGACAGCACTTTTGAAGTCAATGTTATCAAGCGCACCGAAAAATCAGTTACATTTTTGCACCCCCATACAGGTGAGAGCAAGCGAGCAAAGATCCATAGCCATGATGACGTTGAATTTTTTATGCCGCTAGGCAACTTTTCAATGTCACCAATCATAAGCGCCTAATTAAACCGCCCTTTCGGGGGCATTCAAACAAGGGGAATAAGATGAAACACGATATGAGCTACAACCAAATTAAAGCAATTGATAAGGCCGAAGAACTTAAAAACGATAACAGAATGGGCATTTTAGCCGCTGTTGTATTGTTTGGCCTTTACTGCATGGCTTCAACCATGGAATTCAACGACTGTCTCAAGGGGATTTGCTAATGAGCCACCCTGAGATTGATTTTAAAATCTGGCTTGAAGATAACCTGCCAGGAATGATAAAAGATTACCGCCATTTTGACGGCAGCCTTATTGTAATGTCAGACGAGCATAAAGATGAAATTTGCTACAACTTTTTGCTTAATTTTCGGTCTTGGTGGGATGACGTTTTGCCGCCTTGCGTAATCAAGCAGGCAGTGTTTTTAAGATACCTGTACGAGGAAACTGAAAACGAAGACATTTCTCTTATTTTGCGCGGGGACATTTATTTGTATTTGGAGCTTCATTTAAGCGATATTGTTAATGAAGTTTATAACGAGGTCTTTAATATCAAGTCAGAAGAGTTTGCAGGATATGATGTGGGACAATGAAGCGCCTTATTGATTTTAAAATGGACATACCTGACGGAGCGGCTGGCATTCTTAATGGCCTATTCTATAAGATAGGCAGCCACAATTTTAGCTTTTATTGGAACGGTGAGGAATGGCGCAAGAGCGACCACCACACGGCTAGGGTGACCGCTGCGTTAAAGGTTTGCAGGCACAGGTTTTCCTTTGACAACGGGGTGACCTGGTGATGAACGATAGAGATAAAGAATTAACCGTAATGGTAGAAGAGATTAACAGGCTTGCAGACCGGCTAATTGCTGACAGCTACGCCTTTAAGTACAAGGTAGCTAAAAGGCTGCTATTTGTTGCATCGCTAGGGGTTCTGGTTGCCTTTGTGACAATCTCCATGTACGCTTATTTAAATTAGATCGAGGTTTCCCCTGACCTTTGAAGTAGGCTTGGCTCACCTATGATCGCAACGAGCCACTCTGCTAATCCATGCGATTGCAATCCGGTAATCCATGATCAACAAACAATACACAACCAAGGGGGCATATTATGCATTAGCTATTTTAATCGCAGGAAACTAGCGATAGCCTTCGGGCTGGTGACTCAGGTTGGCCCGCCTGCCGCGACAAAGGGCATACCACCAAATGCATACCCTTCATGAAATATCATGATTTAAGATCATACAAGATAACCGGTACAATGCGCCCTTAATCAACGGTTGAGGTGTGACGTGGTACTGTACGGGATAATAGTAGTGGTAGTAGGATTGATGGCAATAGCAAAAGATGAATTCAAAAGAGGCTCTTAACAGAGTCTTTTTTTTTATGGTAAAATACATTAACCTTTACTGAGTAAAGAAAACTGATTATTATGTATAGGCCAACAGCGCAGAAATGCAAGGGGCAAACATGAAACAGTTATACATTAGCCAACGTATTAGTGATTGTATTGACAATGAATGGTCTGATTTATTGACCCAAATTGATAACATTACTCAAAACGTGATGGAGACTCCATCGGCCGGCAATCAGATAAAGGCAGCCTTGATTCTATGGGCTGACTCCGTAGACGTTAGAACCAGTAAACTACCCCCAGAAGATGTAGAGCTATTCGCTCATAACCCATCTATGGGCGTTTCTGTTAATTTTGGTGCAGAAGATTAAAAACCACAGGCCGCTACATGAATAACGACTTACCAAAGAAACCTGCGCATAGGCCGCTTATTCCGATTGATTGGGATCAGGTGGATGAGATGTGTTCTATTCAATGTACGGGCGAAGAGATTGCCGGCGTTCTTAGCATTGATTACGACACGCTGTCAAGGGCTTGCAAGCGGGAAAAGTTGTGTTCTTTTGCGGACTATATCGGACAAAAGAGGTCAGGCGGTAAAAGCTCTCTCAGAAGAAAACAATATAGTGCAGCAATGGAGGGAAATGCAACGATGCTTGTGTGGCTTGGAAAGAACTGGCTAGGCCAGACGGATAAGCTAGAGACTTTTAACGACCATCAGATTACAGCTTTTGAAGTGGTAGAAGATGAAGGTTAGGGCCAAAGGCACAAGCCCTCAAACCCAGTTAGTAAACAGTACGGCCAGATTCCCCGCCATGGTTGCAGGCTTCGGCGCAGGCAAGACACAAGCCTTAATGCTAAGAACTCTTCGCCTTATCTTTGGTGATGGGGAGGATATAGCCTACTACCTACCCAGTTACCCACTTGTACGGACAATCGCATACCCTAGATTTGGCGAGATGTTTGACGGCCTTGGCGTTCCTTGGAAGTTAAACAAGCACGAACACACCATCCAAGTTAATGGCAAGACGATTATATTCCGTACTATGGACAACCCCGATGCAATTGTTGGCTATGAGGTTGGGGATAGCATGGTTGACGAGCTGGACACGCTGCCTAGAGACAAGGCCCGCGATGCTTGGAATAAGATCATCGCCCGTAATCGGCAAAAAAAGAAATCAGGAACCAACACCGTAGCGGTAGGCACGACTCCCGAAGGCTTTAGATTCGTTTACGAGAAGTGGAAGAAGAACCCTACCGAATCCTACCAGCTGATAGTGGCCCCGACATACAGCAACCCCCACCTGCCTGATGGCTACATTGAGGCGCTTAGGGAAACATACCCCAGCAACCTTTTGCAGGCTTATTTAGAGGGCGAGTTCGTCAACCTAACGGCGGGCGTGGTTTATACCAATTATGATAGGAAGCTATGTGGCACTGACGCAGTAGCCCAAGAGCATGAGCCCTTACACATCGGAATGGATTTTAACGTCAATAACATGGCGGCAAGCATCCACATCATGCGTGGTGGCAAAGGGTACGCAGTTGATGAGATAATGGGTGCCGCAGATACGCCAGCAGTTATTGATATTATCAAGGCTCGCTACCCAAGCAATCCGGTAATCGTTTACCCTGATGCGAGTGGTGCAGCGGCAAGCTCTACGAATGCAAGTATGAGTGATATTAAGATGCTCAAGAATGCTGGATTCACCATAAACGCCCCGCGAAAGAATGGGCGGGTGAGAGATCGGGTGGCGGCGGTCAATAAAGCATTAAGTGACCCGAAAGGGAATAGAATGTATTATGTGAATGTTGACAAATGCCCGAATATTGCGCTTGGATTAGAGCAGCAGGCATATGATAAGAATGGGGAACCAGACAAGACGGGCAGCTTTGACCATATGAATGATGCCACCGGCTATTTCATCGTGAGACAGTTCCCTATCACATTTGATAGAATAATTACAGCGCCAACAAGGTGGAGTTAATGAGAAGCACAGACATTGAATATACGCATCCCGAATACGATAACAACAAGTATCGCTGGGAGTTCTTTTTAAGATCATATTTGGGTGGTGAAGATTACAAGAATGGTGGCTACCTAACTAAGTATTTAAACGAAGATAAAGACGAGTATCAGCGCCGGCTTGATTTAACTCCCATTGATAATCACTGTAAGAATCTGGTCCATATCTACAGCTCTTTTCTTTGGCGTGTGCCACCCGTAAGGCAGCTTAACTCACTGGCTAATGATGCATCTGTAATGAGCTTTATGAAGGATGCCGACCTAGATGGGCGCAGCTTTAATTCATTTATGAGGCAGGCTCAGGTATGGGCTTCAGTATATGGCAACGTCTGGCTAATGATGGATAAGCCCGCATCAAACGCAGGCACCAAGGCAGAAGAGCTTGATCAAGACATTCGCCCATATGTAACGATGTTCACCCCTGAGAATGTTTTTGACTGGAAGTACGAGAGGACACCTAGCGGCCGTTTTAAGCTCACATATCTGAAGGTGCGTGAGTCTATAGAGTTTATCAGCGACACAGAGAAAGAGGTCTTTTATCGCGTCTGGAGGGAAGATACAGTTGAAAGCTGGAGTTCCTTGAACGATGCTGAAAAGATGATTGAAAGCGTGCCAAATTCGCTAGGTAAGATTCCGGCTGTTTTCCTACCTGCTCAGCGGTCTGTTGTTCGCGGTATTGGTATCAGTGATCTGTCAGACGCTGCTTATATGCAGAAAGCTATCTATCAAGAGCTGTCAGAAATCGAGCAGCTTATTCGTATATCAAATCACCCGACCCTAGTCAAGAGCTTTACCACTGACGCAAGTGCAGGCGCAGGCGCAGTGATCAATATGCCGGATGACCTTGACCCTAGTTTAAAGCCGTACCAGATCCAGCCTAGTGGCGCTAACATGGACGGTGTACGCGCAGCAATTGAGGATAAGGTTCAGTCTATCAACCGTATGTCTCATATGGGCGCAGTTCGCGGTACAGATGCGGTAACCATGTCGGGTGTGGCTATGCAGACAGAATTTCAAATGCTTAATGCGAAATTATCCGAAAAGGCTGACTTGCTTGAGTTGGCAGAGGAGCAGCTTTGGCAGTTGTTCGCTGAGTGGCAGGGCGTAAGGCCAGACGTTGAAGTGTTCTACCCTGATTCCTTTGACTTGAGAGACTACGACCAAGAGCTTGTATTCCTTCAGCAAATGCGTGCTACCGGCGTTAAGTCGGTAACCCTGAGCATGGAGATAGATAAGCAGATAGCCGATCTTATACTTGATGACGAAAACCTCGCTCGCTCTCACGCTGAAATCGAGGCATCTGCAATGACTATAGGCCAGTTCCCGCCGGAGCCTGAAGAGATAGGCGCTATTTAATGGCTGAAGATGTTGACCAGCTACGGTCAGTAATCGCTAGAGCGGAAGGCCATCAGGGAAAGTTGGCCGCTGCCCTGGTAACGCTTGAAAACCGTATTACCGACATAATGGCAACTGCCCCTTTAAAAGA